CACCACGCTCGACCTCCAGAAGGAGGCGCGCACCATCCTCGACCTCAACGCGACGGCCTCGATGGCGGTTGTGGAGATCGGGCAGCGTCTCGAGCGGCTCAAGGGCCAGCTCGAGCGCGGGCGCTTCACGACGTTCGTCGAGCAGGAGCTCGGCTGGCACCGGCGCACCGCGCGCCGCTTCCGCGCCGTCGCGCGCCTGGTGACGGGCCGAGCGGACAACGTCGTCCGCTTCGAGACGAGCGCGCTCTACCTGCTCGCCAGCAAGACCGCGCCGGCGGAGGCCTTCGAGGAGGCCGACGCGCGCGCCGCGGCCGGCGAGACGATCACGCACCGCACGGCGAAGGAGATCCTCGCCTCGCACACGCCCCCCCCCGAGGACCCGGTGGCGTCAGGGTCAGAAGGCCGCGCTGCCCCCCAGCGGCCAGACCCTGGCGCCCCGGGCCCTCAACTTGCGGACGTGGTCGACCTGCGCGCCTACGTCGAGCAGCTCGAGGCCGAGCTCGAGGCGCTGCGGAAGAAGAAGAGCGCCCAGCACAGCTCCGAGAGCGTCGAGTGGTTCACCGACCCCGAGACCGTGTCGCTCGCGCGCGCGGTGATGGGCTCGATCGACCTCGACCCGTTCAGCTGCGCCGAGGCGCAGAAGATCGTGAAGGCCACGCGCCACCTTACGAAGAAGGACGATGCGTTCCGCCCGGGCCGGAAGCTGCGCGGGAACGTGCTCTTCAACCCGCCGGGGCAGGGCCTCGTCGCGCCCGCCTACGACCTCATGTTCGAGCAGCTCGCCCAGGCGCGCCGCGCGGGCGAGGCGGTGTGCTTCTTCGTCGTCGTCTTCCGCGTCGACCCGTCCACCGAGTGGTTCCAGCGGCTGTGGGATTGGCCGCTCGCCTTCTGCTACGACCGCCGCAAGTACCTGAAGGCCGTCGACGAGGAGGGCACCAGCCCGCCGCACGCGTCGGCCTGGGCGCTCGTCGGCGGGACCGAGCAGCAGCAGGACGACTTCCTCGACGCGGCCGGCGAGCTCGCGCGCGTCGTGCTCCCCTTCACGCGTGCGGGCACGAGCATGGTGGCGTCGTGACCGACTACCGAGAGGCCTTCCAGCGCCAGCGCGCGCGCGCCGAGCGCCTGGCCGCCGAGCTCGCCGCGGCGCGCGCGACGAACACGCGCCTGCACCGCCGCACACAGGCGGCGGAGTCGGCCCTCAGCGAGTGGCGCGAGATGGACGTGCCCAACCTCCGCGGCGGTTCGCTGGGGCGGAAGGTGCTCGCGTGGGGCGCGATGAAGCTGACGGAAGAACGCGACGCGCTCCGGGCCGCGGCGGAGTCCGCGCTTGAGTCGATCGATCTGATGTCGGCGAGCATGCCGGAGTCGATCTGCCGCGACGGCGCGCTCGGCTACTTCGTGGGCGTCCGTCAGGAACTGCGCGCAGCGCTAAAGGGAGGCCAGGGGTGAGGATCCAGGTCGACACCAGCTTGCCGGACCACCGCAAGACGCGACGGCTCGCCCGCGCGCTGAAGATCGACCAGGCGCACGCGGTCGGACTGCTCGTCTGCCTGTGGCGCTACGTCGAGCTCGAGGCGGCAGACGGCCACATTGGGGACTTCGACGCCGACGACGTCGCCTTCGGCGCGAAGTGGAGCGGCGACGCTGAGACGCTCGTGGGCGCGCTCGTCGAGGTCGGCTTCGTCGACTGCGATGGGTACGGCGAGCTTGCGATCCACGACTGGCACGATCCCGACCACACTGGTGGGATGCTGAAGAAGCGGGCGCAGGCCCGCGAACGCAAGCGCAGGCAGCGCGAGCGTGACGGCGAACCGCGGTCACGTGATGTCACGCGTGACGGCGGCGTGACATCACGTGACGTCACGCCGGAAGGAAGAAGGAAGAAGGAAGAAGGAGGAGGGAAGAACGCGCCGCGTGACGCGGCCGACAGCGCAGACCCGATCACGCTCGAGCAGGTCGAGGCGGGCGCCGCGGACGGCTCCCCCCGTCTGTCTGCGAAGAGGAACCAAGCGATCCGGGCGCTCTGGGCCCCGTTCGCGACCGCGAAGGGGATCCCGAAGCCCGAGCCGCCCGGGTGGGCCAGACGCATCGCGCACGACGGGCTCGACGCGGGCTCGCAGCCGAGCGACGTCGCGAAGGCGGTGCGCGCGCTGAGCGGCTCGACGAGCGGCGCAGAATTCTACCGCCAGAAGGGCAGACCCGCGCCCACGAACGTGTGGCGCCTGTGCTTCGAGGCGCCCGAGGACGCGGTGCAGCGCTTCGAGGAGGACCGCGAGCAAGCGGGCGGCGGCGACGAGTGGGGCTTCCTCCCGGCGGGCCCACCGCACCAAGCGGAGGCGAGCGGTGGCTGAGGAGATGATCACGCTCGGCGCCGCGCTCGCCGAGCTCGAGAACGCGCCGCCACCGGCGCCGGTCCAGCCCGACACCGAGCGGGCCCTGCTCGGCGGGCTGCTGCTCGACGGCTGGCGTGCGCGCGACGTGCTCGACGAGGTCGGGCTGCGCGCGGAGGACTTCGCCATCCGCGCGCACGGCGTGACGTTCGCGGCGATCACGAAGCTCGCCGACGCGGGCCGTCCGGTCGACCCCGTGACCGTCACGGACGAGCTCGCGCGCGCCGGGACGCTCGAGGTCGCCGGCGGGCGGACGGCGGTCGCGAAGCTCCAGACGCTCGTGCCCGGCAGCGCACACGTCGCGTTCTACGCGCGCCAGGTGCGCGAGCTCGCCGCGCGGCGCCGCATCATGGAGGCGCTGCAGGCGGCGCTGGTGCAGGCGGCCGCGTACGCGCCGATCGAGGAGCTGCGCACAGCGGTGACCGCGTGTTTCGACGCGGCCGTCGACGACCACGCCCAGGGCCCGCGCCACATCAGCGAGATCGTCCCCGAGGCGCTCGACAAGCTCGAGCGCAAGCCCGAGGGGCTCATCCCCACCGGGCTCGCCGACCTCGACTACCAGCTCGACGGCGGCTTCGAGGGCTCCCGGCTCTACTTTTTCGCGGGGCGGCCGGGCGCGGGCAAGACCGGCGTCGCGCACCGCATCACGATCGCGGGCGCACGCGCCGGCGGCGCCGCGCTCTTCTCGCTGGAGATGAGCGGCGCGCAGAACGTCGCGCGCGTGCTGGTCTCCGAGGCGCGCGTGAACCGCCGCGTGCTGCGCGAGGGCAAGGCGCAGTCACAGCAGGCCTGGAACAAGGTCTCCGACGTGATCGGCGACGTCGGGGAGCTCCCCATCTACATCGACGACCGCGGCGCGGCCTCGCTCGCTCAGGTGCGGCACGAGTCGCGCAAACTGGTGCGCCGGCACGGCGTGCGGCTGATCGTCGTCGACTACCTGCAGCTGATGGAGGCCGAGGCGCGCCGCGGCTACAACAAGAACGACGAGGTCGGCGCGCTGAGCAAGGGGCTCAAGGCGCTCGCCCGCGAGCTCGACGTCCCGGTCGTCTGCCTGAGCCAGTTGAACCGGAAGTGCGAGGAGCGCGCCACCAAGCGCCCGCAGGTGAGCGACCTGCGCGACTCCGGCTCGATCGAGCAGGACGCCGACGTGATCGTGCTGCTGTGGCGGCCTCAGATGTACGGCTCCGACATCAAGGTGCCCTTCGACGCCGAGGGGAAGGTCGAGCTGCACGTCGCGAAGTGGCGCGACGGCGAGACGGGGAGCGTCTGGTGCCGCTGGGACGGCAAGGCGACGCGAATCGACAACCTGCCGCAGGAAGAGTGGCCGCGGCGTGGAGGTGGGGCATGAACGAGACGGCGCTGCTCGCGTTCGCCTTCCTGTTCGTCGGCGGAACCGCCTGGTGGAGCGGCTTTCGCATCGGGCGCGCGCTCGGCTTGCTCGAGGGGGACTCCGATGGGCGGTAAGCACCGGCGATACCCGTCACCACACCTCGACGAGCGCTCGAGCCGCGACGTGTGGCTCCCGGCGCTGAAGCGCCTGATCGAAGAGGCCGGCGCGAGCTGGGTGCGCGCGCACCCATCGAGCGCGCTCGTCCGCGTGCGCAACCAGCTCGCGCGGGACAACCCCGAGCAGACGCTCGTGATCCCGCGCTCCTACTTCGTCGCGACGCTCTGCGAGCTCCTCGGCGCGGACTCGTGCGAGCACGGCGCGCGCGCGAACGGCTCGCCCACAGAGCTCGCGCTCTGGTCCACGTGGGGGACGGTGTGAAGAAGCTGAGCGCCTACGAGCGCGGCCGGCGCGCCGGCGTGCGCGCCGCGGCGGAGTGGCTGCAGAAGCACCCGGAGTTCTGGGGGCGGCTGCTGCGGGACGTGGCTGAGGCGATGGTCAAGGACCTGGACGCGGGGGAGGGGTGACGTGGGCGCACGCGGCGACAAAGAGTTCGATCCCGACTGGCGGGCGCTCGTCGCGCGCGTCGGCGGGCTCGAGCGCTCGCTGAAGAGCGCGCAGGAACAGCGCGACAAGTGGAAGCGCCGCTCCGAGTACCTCGAGCACCATCTCTTCGAGGTCGAGCGCCCCGAGTGGGACGCCGACATCGTCTCGCTCTTCTCCGACCTGCGACACGCCGCGGACTGCCCCGAGGCCGCGTGCGATCGCTGCGGGACCATCCTCAGCCGGCTCGAGGAGACCGGCGGGCGCTACAAGCTCGAGAGCGAGCTCGCCGAGGAGATCGACCGCGCGCGCCTGGCCGTCGCCGCGGCGGCGCTGCTGCTCATGGCCGCGCGCGACCAGCGACCCGGCGCGCGCTCGCGCCTGCACGCCGCGCAGCACGCGCTCGGCCTCGCCCTCGAGGGCGACCTGCGCGCCGCGACGGAGCGCGTGGCGAAGCTGACGGAGGCGGGGTGACTCTGCTGGCGCCCGCCTTGTCGATCTGGGGCTACCCGTGCCGCATCTGCGGACGCGCCACGTGCGGGATGCCCTATCGCGGCCGGCGGCCGAACCGCGTCCACCTTGCGCGCGTGTGCACCTACCAGCGGTCGATCGACGCAGGAAGCTGCCCGCCGGGTACGGCATACGCGCTCGCGTCACAGTTCGGGCGCGTGACGGGCTGGCTTGAGCGACACACCGGGGAATGGCGGGAGCTGGACTGATGGCCCGCCCGAAGAAGCTCACCGACCAGATGAGCGCGTTCGTCGACGCGTGGCTGAACAACGGCAACAACGGCGCCGCCGCAGCGCTGCAGGCCGGCTACAAGGGCAGCCACAAGGTCCTCGCGACGACCGCGGCGCGCCTGCTGAAGAAGGAGCAGGTGCTCGAGGCGATCAAGGAACGCACCGTCGAGCCAGAGGAGGGCGACGGGATCGCGACGCGCGACGAGCGCCGGCGCTTCTGGACCGAGGTAATGCAGGGGAAGCAGTACCGGCACATCGACAGAAACGGCCGCATCCGCACGTCCGAGGCGCCGATGAAGGACCGGCTGAAGGCGAGCGAGCTGCTCGGCAAGTCCTTCGCCGACTTCAAAGAGGTGGTCGAGGTGAAGGAGACCTTCGAGGTCGTCCTCTTCGAGATCCCGAGCAACGGCCGCGACGCGGCCGGTGAAGACTGATGGCAGCGAAACGACGAAGGATTCGCCCCCAGCAAGGGCCCCAGACGCAGTTTCTGTCGAGCTCGGCAGACATCGTGATCTATGGCGGCGCTGCTGGGGGCGGCTAGGCAAGTCCTTCGCGCTGCTCCTCGACGTGGTCCGGGACATCCAGAACGAGCTCTTCCGCGGGATCTTCTTCCGCCGCACGGTGCCGCAGCTGCGCAACCCGGGCGGGCTGTGGGACGAGTCGAAGAAGCTCTACGCGCTCACCGGCGCGAACATGCGCGATCAGCAGATGGAGTGGGTCTTCCCCAGCGGCGCCTGGGTGAAGATGAGCGGCTGCGAGCACGACAAGGACGTCTTCGCGCACCAGGGCGCGCAGTACGCCTTCGTCGGCATCGACGAGCTCACGCACTTCAGCGCCTTCGTCTTCTGGTACCTGGTCTCCCGCCTGCGCTCGATGAGCGGCGTGCGCCCGCGCGTGCGCGCCACCTGCAACCCGGACCCGAAGAGCTGGGTCAAAGAGTTCATCGGCTGGTGGCTCGACGCCGAGGGCCGGTACGCGGACCCGGCGAAGGCGGGGCGCATCCGCTGGTTCGTGCGCGACTCCGACGAGATCGTGTGGGCGGACACGCCCGAAGAGCTGCAGGAGGCGAGGCCGCACCTGTTCGAGGACGTGGACGACCCGCGCAAGATCGCGATGTCCGTCACGTTCATCCCGGCCAAGCTGGACGACAACCAGGAGCTCCTGAAGAAGGACCCGGCCTACCGGGCGAAGCTGCGCGCGCAGGACCAGGTGACACGCGCCCAGCTCGAGGACGGCGACTGGAAGACCGACTTCACGGCGGGGATGCTCTTCCGCGAGGAGTGGTTCGAGATCGTGGAGCTGCACCAGGTGCCCGACAGCGTGCGTCGCATACGGTACTGGGACCTCGCGGGCAGCAAGCGCAGGCGCTCCGACTTCACAGCTGGCGTCGCCCTGGGCGAGACCGACGGCATCTACTTCGTGCTCGACGTGCGCAACCAGAAACAGACGCCCTACGAGACCGAGCAGCTGCTGAAGGGCACAGCGGGCGTCGACGGGCGCTTCGTGCCCGTGCACGTGGAGCAGGAGGCCGGCGCCGGCGCCGCGATCGCGATGGACCACCTGCGCCGCAACGTGCTCAAGGGCTACGACGTGCAGACGCACGAGGTGCGGGGCGAGGGCACGAAGATCGACCGCGCGCGCCCGGCGAGCTCGGCGGCGCAGGCCGGGCACGTGAAGCTGGTGCGGGGCCCGTGGAACCGGGTCTTCCTCGACCAGGTGCAGAGCTTCCCGGATGGGAGCCACGACGACGTGGTCGACGCGTTCTCAGGCGCGTTCAACGCGCTACAACAGCCGGAGCTGGCCTACGTTTCGGTGTGAGGTGAGGATGAGGGGGGGGGCTTCGCTCGCCCTTCGAGGGGGTAGGGGGTGCCTCCGCT